GATTGGATGCACAAATAACTCCAGCGGTCACACACGACCCCATAACATAAGCTGCTGTAAACATAAAACTTTCTCCTTGATTTTCAGTGTCGTTTAAATAGTTTCTAAAAAACTAAAAGTCATTGTTGAGCACATTATATTATACTTTTTATTGATTGTCAACAAAAAAATGATAGGGTTCCCAACTTCCCTACCCAGACACAGCCTAAACGAGAAATCCATCTCACGCTTACGCAACCACGGGATAACTATCCACTCTGGTCTGTGTCCCCCACAAAGTACGCCCGACAGGATTCGAACCTGTGACCCTCTGCTTAGAAGGCAGATGCTCTATCCAACTGAGCTACGGGCGCGTTTTTCATTTTACTCTATTTTATTTTTTATTATTTGTCAAGTACTTTTTCTCGCCTCTCTTCGGTTTGAAAAAAGTGGGGACTAGAATCTCTAAAATGTACGGTAACATACCAGGGTACATGACTACCTTCAAGGTATTTCGTACCTACTTGTATGTTCCCACAATTACAGGTTGCGAACCTTTGCTCTCCAATGCTTGGAACAAAATCTTGTTTATATAGTATATCTTTGCACTCTATACATTGAATCGCTGTGAGTTTACCCAACCATCTCTCCTATCGTTTGTTGACTGCACGGGTAGGACTCGAACCTACAACGTCTCGGTTAACAGCCGAGCGCACTGCCATTGTGCTACCGTGCATTAAAATAATTAGTACCGATGACCGGACTCGAACCGGTACGAGCAAATTGCTCAACAGATTTTAAGTCTGTTGTGTCTACCTATTTCACCACATCGGCAGATACTTTTTCTATAAATTGTATTGGTTCAACCGTGGTTGTTCCATTGGACCATCGAATGTGACAACCCTCATCTCTTAATATCGGACCCTCGCCAATATCGTAGCGTTCCCTCTCTATTTCTAGCAACACACCAAACGCGAGGTATTCATCGTCTGGATGATAGCATCCGATATTGTTTAATCTAACTAAATCACCGACTTTCATGGGTGGCACGCTCCGCAAAAACAACCAGGGTTCTTAGGGCAAGACCACAAATAACACTCGCTTCTCGGTGCTAAAATAGTCTCACCTTTGAAAGTTTTTATCTCTAAAAGTTCCTCATCTTGAATATCAACTTTCAAGATACGAGTTAACAATCCAACGTATTTTTTTGTTATGTATTCTATTTGATTAGAGTCTTTCCAAACACTTACTTGAGTTCTCCAGACTACCAACTCTCCAATCTCCATACTTAATATATTAGTTTTATATTTTATGTTTGTCAAGAATAGCGGGGCAGAAAATCCACCCCGCTTTGGAGATAAACAAAATCAGGAGATTGAAATTGAAAGGGGTTGCATTTCTGCACGTTGAGGAACGGTTACTGTAAGTAAACCATTCTCATAATGAGCGGAAGTGTTTGAAAGGTCAAGGTTGTTATCGTAGTTTACATATGTCTTCGTAAATGAACGACGTGCAATCCTACGTTGAGCAGGACCATCATCATTATCAACATTATTTTCTGCTGATACAGTGATGCTTCGCTTGTCCGGTTGGATATCAATATTCAGTTCCTCTCGACTGAAACCGGCAAGGGCAAATTCCATTACAGTGCTACCATCGTCATTACGATAAATATCTGCAACTGGATAACCTTGTGTTGTTTGTTTTAGATGACGAGGAAAGTCCACAAAGAAAGAGTCGAACACATCGTCAATAACATTTCTACCCAATAGACTTGGGTGGTGCTTAATAATACTTGTCATAATATTTTTCTCCTTTTATAAGCGAGTTAGACTGTTACTCCCTACTCTGGGTGGTAACAGTCCATATAATATAATAAACTTATTTTATTTGTCAAGGGGGTTTTCTAAATTAGTCATAACAACTTCTAATTTTCTTGCCTTTGAATCTTGCTCTCTCATCTTTTCGGTGTAGTGACACCCGATAGATAAAATACCAGTACAAAGAGAAACGTAGAAGAACATCATGACAAATTCATAAAGGTTCACTTTTTAATCTCCTTTGAAATGATTTGCCATTCCCATTAATGTTGGTGCCCAAAGTCCAACAAAGATACCGAATCGTTCGGCATGGGCAGGATCGCCATCTCCTACGAGCGTCCAAGTAGCAATAGAAAATGCTACAGATACTAGAGACGCGATAAAACACGTCCGTGAAATCATTGCTTTATTCATATCCTCTCCTTTTGGAAAAACATTGATATAGGTATTATATTAATCTTTTTTTTGTTTGTCAAGAAATTTATTTTGAACTGCTATGAAAAGTTTAATCGCTCCAATTGTGGCGAGGGGTATAGAAATAGTGGCGCACAATAGAAAAACTGCTATCTGTGTCCAGTCTGATATTGGTGTTTCAAAAAACATAGTAATCTCCTTTGGTACTCCCGGTAGGACTTGAACCTACGACCGGGCGCTTATGAGGCGCTTGCTCTAACCAACTGAGCTACGGGAGCAATACAAACATTATATTTATATTTTATTTATTTGTCAAGCAATTTGTGTTAGATATTTAAAGTTTGGATGAAAAGAGATATTCTTAGTCCTCTTTCTTTGCTTTGAAATTTTCAATCTTTTTGCTCTAAAACCTTTGTCAGTTTTCTTAGGTACGAACACAGCGATAACCTCTCGACTCTTCGGTTGTTCCTTTAAATTTAGTGTATTTACGAAACCTTTTAGAGACAATGGAGGTATTTCTACCACTTCAACATAGACTGGTGTGTTTTCTTTTATCACTCTCTCTTTTGCTTTCTTCTCGATTGTTGTTTGTGAAGTATCGCATAGTTGATAAGGTTTATTATCTGGACCTATAAAACTTGCTTGATAATATTTAGGCATGACTAAATAACCTCTTTGATCTTATCAAAGATGATTTTTTCAAGGTTTACAGAGTTTGATTGTGTTTTAGACACATTTTCAGCAATCATATCAACTTTTGTACGCCAATCATCAACCCAACAATTTGCAACGGCATCAAGGTTTTGTACTTTGAGGTTGTCATAGTCAACAACGCCAACCTTACGCTGTTTTTCGTCAATAAAAATCATCTTATCAAACGTTTGTTTGATTTCTTGCTTTTTAGAGCGATGATTTTTTAAAGTAACCTTTGCAGTGTGAAGCGTTCTTGGTTGAAAAATCTTATTCTGGAGTTTGCATTCATATCGAATGCCGTCAACGCCATCAAAATCCATCCCGTCAGCAGTGTCACCAACATACTTTAATTTCCCACCACTATATTTATCAATCGACATTTCGATAATCTCTGTGCGAAGTGGGCGCGTCTGGTTTCTTTTTAGACTTTGTGTACCATCAATAACGCGGAAAACTTTTTCCCAATTAACTACTTTGCTTAGGTCTAGCATCGTCTACCTCTCTCTCGTAATTTGTTATCAATAATTCTTTGCGCTCTTTTTGAGCATCGACATACATATTAGTCGATCTCATCGTATAAGTCAAGTCCCAATCGTTAAAAAAGTAATCAGAGAACCGTTTTTTTAGTATCTCATTGGAATTATAGGTAATCATCCAATCGTGAGAGCACCTAGAAACGTCTTCATAGAATCTCATGTGGTCAAAACCAGAGTGCATGTTTCCATTTTTACCATACAAATTATCTTTAATATCATAAGGAGGGTCGAGAAAAACAAAGCAATTATCACCACTTGTATTCATTACCTCTTCATAATCAATATTAGTTATTTTCCAGTTTTTAATAAGTTTAGAATAATAAGGTAAAGCATTGATACCATTGAGGGAAAAGTTCTGTTCGGATGCCTGCTCTGAGAATGAACTACTCTCACCAAGCCCTGAAAAACTGCACTTGTTCAAGATATAAAAATAAACTGCTTTTGTAAAGTCGTCAACAGTATTGATATCTTTTTTTGCTTTGTTAAAAAGATCGCGATGCTTTTGTATTTTATTAATAATATCAACATCCCAATTCTCTTTGGGGACTTTTTCTTTCCTTAATGGTTTCGACACGTAAACCAATGGCATTTTGATATCTAAAAGAGTTTTATATAGTTTATCTCCATTGTCTCGCAACTGCATCCAAAAGTTGTATAGGTTAAAATACTTATCATTCACCCAGACTTTTGCATCAGGATAGGTTTTACTTACGTGAATTGCAACAGAACCGCCACCTAAAAATGGTTCTCTAAACTCACTAAATTGTTTTGGAAAAGAAGGGGAAAACTTTTTTGTCCCTCTCGATTTACCACCTGGGTAGCGCAGTGGGGTTTTATATTTTTTCATTCTTCCTCTCAATCATTTCCTAAAGAATTTAGAAAATCTTGCTCATTTTCTAAAAATCTGTCATGTTCTTTTTTTGATATCAACTCGGCGTTTAGTTTTTCGTCTTCTACTAATCTTATTCTTTCTGGAATAAACTCTACGTTGTTGTATACTTGCAACCCAGGGAAGAAAACCTTTATAAAACTAGGTTTACCATCTCGATTGCTTTGCTCCGTAAACATTAACTCTTCTATAAGACCATATTTACCCTTCCATCTTTTACGATGTATAGGGTCTAGGTCGTCAACCCAAACTGTTACTAGTTGTCCAACTTCAAAGTTCATCATTCACCTTCACAATATCGTCTTCATGTATCCAACGATTATCGAAACCAGTTTTCAACCAGTTAACTTGATAAAGAAACCTTTTTATACCACTGAACCTCTCTCTTTTTACTACAATACCAAAGTATTGTGGAGAGTTTCTATAATATGCAGAGGTCACTACTAAGTCACCAAGTTTATATTTATAATCTACTTTGTTCATATTAAAAAGTCAAATAAAAAATTGGAATGATCCCCCCTGTTTGTTCTTTGTCCAGGGAGAGGACTAGGTTGATTTTAACTGTGCGACTCACGCACCCTTCACTACAACCATTGAAGGTCAAACCCATAAGTGTGTGTTGCGACCATTCCACGAAATATACGCATTTACTTTTTTACTTTTTTCAAATCTTTTCTTGTGTGTCTTTCCCGTTTTACTTTCCCGTTGATAAACCAATCAACTCTATACTTCATTCTTTTACTCATTGGGATGTGTATTGATATCACCCCAACACAGTTTTTATACTCTTTTAAACATTTTAGTTTGTTTCCATAACTGGAAAGTTGTACTAGATCGCCTTCTTTCATCGTCCAATGCTCTTTGTCATTTCCATATTGGTAATGTATTGATAAGCACCCTTGTTAAACGCGGGGGCAGTGCGACGAGACTTACTTACTTTTTCTTGAAGTGCCAGGGTTTGACCACACTCCAGACAGGTTCTATAACCAAGACGATATCTCTTTGGATTAAAACTATCTCCACAAGAAACACATTCAGCCATTATTTACCTCCAATTTTCAAAAAACTCTTGTACTTGACATCCATGTTATCATAGTAACTTGTCTTTGTCAAGGACTTATGTGCTTTATGCAGTTCTTTCCTGCCTGCTATATTAATTAGAAAATAAGGTGCTTTTCCTCTCGGATTAAAGCCATTTATTGATACAGAATCACGAGGATTAAAGCATATCGTCCTGATATCTTTATAACCTTTGTACCTTATAACTTTATTAACAAACACTTGAAATTCCTTTGTCTCGTCTTTTGAAAGAGTTTCTCCATCCGGTAATTCCAGAATGAATAGGGCACTATTGTATTTTGAGTTTTTATATTCATCAAGCAAAAAATCTAAACTTTTTTGTTCACTAATAATATCAATCATTAATTTACCATTGTCCAACTCTGGACCGGCAAATGGGCAAACAGGTAAACCGCCAAACTCTTCCCTGGGTGGTCTAAGAACTTCATTTATATAATCAATTGTTTTCTTTTTCTTGTCTTCCACTTATAACCTCTAAATGATTCTTACCCATCCAGAACTCATCATTACTTTTTAACCACTTTACTCTTACAGTTGTTCCATTTGCTAGCGCATCAGTGATTAAACCAATATCGTTTTGCCTTACACCGTTTTGAAACTCAACAAATGACGTTGGCATATCTCTTATGTATTGAACGAGATCACCAACCTTCATTCATGCATCTTCTTATGATTTTTTTTAAGTGTCAAGTATTTTTCATTCTCTCTTGCTTCTTTCCAGCAAGCATAGAAAATACGAGCAGATATAGACTTATCGCATGTAAGCGCATCAGGTTCTTGTGGTATTATCGTACCGTCATCATTGTACTTTTTGCCATCTCTGTGATTAGCGTAGCGTCTGGCGCGAGTAAAACCCATGTGCAAATACTTTTTCGCCATATCTGCACCAACAAAATCATTTATGTCCAGAAAATCATAGAACATTTTTAATATTTGTTGACTACTAATTTGCGCTTCCGGTGGCGTTTTGAATCGCCAGTGAGCGCATATCTCCGATTTATAAGGTTCACAGATAAGTACACCTTGCTGACCTCGACCAACTCTATAAAGATGTGGATTTTGGCGGTAATCTATATCAGGGTTCCATTTTTTAAAGTAATCAGCGTTCGTCATCTTCATCATTATCACCTACCAACCATAATATAAAAAAACCAAATAAAAAAAGTAAAAGTAACTGTACTCCTATCTGTTCACCCATTTTGCCATACTCCATGTTAATTTAAATTTAATTAAGACTCAACTATTTTCTTTACTAACTTTGTTTGTTCCAATACAAGATAGGCTTCGTGTGCTCTCATTTCACTTACTATATCTTTCCAAAGGTATCGATTTGATTGTGTGATTGTAAAAACCTTTAAACCCTCTCCAATGGATATCCAACCTATCACTTCTTTGTTAGGTGCCGTCTCTATCCATTTGAGAATATCTCCACTGTTCTTGATATCGTTTGGTATCCAAACTTTTTTTGTTGGTGTATAATCTTGATCTACTATCATTTAGTTTTCTTTTTGGGTAAGTTAGGTCTAATCCAATGAGCAAATACCCAGTATCCTCCGTTAAACAACTGCCTTATAATAGGTAGTCTGCTGAACGCAACTGAACGTTTAAACCCTAACTTGTGATACATTTGACGGAATGTTTCGGCGCCTATTGTTTGTTTGCCTTCAAACTCTCCAACCATTTCTGTATCATAGTCACCCTCAAGATTAAAGTTGTCCGCGCTAATATCAATAAACTCTATACCGCATCGTTCGCCTCGGGTTCTTATGGCATTTATTTCCAGTGAACACACATAACAATTTTCATCATAGTAAACTTTATCTTTCATATTTCACCAATTCAAATGCGTTACCCCACGGATCTTGTTTGTATACAGACCTAGACCCATCTCTGTGTAAAATTCCACCATCTAAATTTTCCACTTCAAAAGCAAAGTGTGGCGGGTGTTGTTCTTTTATTACGAATGCCAACTTCACATTCTCAAACTGAACAAAGCCCCAGGAGTCATCAACATATAATAGTTCTGCTCCAAAGTTCTCGACGTACCAATCTGCAGCAAGTCTAGGGTTTTCCACTTGTATAGCAACGTGATCAATTTTCACTAATATCTCTCCACTACTAGTTTTAACCAGTACTGTGGACCGACCCATGTTTTATCCATGTGTGTCCAGAGCACTTCTACTCTTTCACCCTCGTCGCCAGCAGATGGATCAAGCACTACTCCCATAGCAGAACCGGACAAACTAAATCCATCTTTCTTACGAGCCAACGCAGGTCCAGTATAGTAAACCAAGTCACCCTTATTGAGCATCATCCCAATAACTCTCGCATCTTAAACAATCCAATCTCTTTATGCTTGCATTCTAGCATAACGTCAACGTCAAGTCCGTGAGTGTATACCGGTTCCCAGTAAGAATCTGAGTGTGCGTTTGCTCGAATGCGTACATTGTTGTGTTCGATTGCGCGTGACTGTGAATAATGAATCACAGGTTTCACATCACCCCACGTCATTGCAGCAGTAAGCATTGCTTCTTCGTCATCTATGCCACCAGTACAAAACTTGTGGTGATGTACGTCATGCACGATAGGTATGCCGATGCGTTTATAAACTTCGTCGTATAATTCTTTTGTGCTGTAAAGCGATGCCTTGTCGTCGTTCTCGACGGTAAGACGAGACTGTACGGCAGGCGATAGACGCTCAAAGTTGACACAAAAATTTTCGAGCGCCATTGCTTTGTTGTTGTAGTGCGCACCGACATGGATATTAATCTTAGCATACGGTGTTCGGGGTAAACCTAACATATCAAAAAACTTACCATGTATTTCCAAGTCTGTAATAGTATTCTTTATTACATGTTCTTTTGGACTTGTAAGTTTGTTAAATGGTCCGGGGTGACTAGTCAACCTGTGTCCCATTTCACGAGCATAGTCACCTGATTTCTTGCACCAATACATAATCTTTTCATAGTCTTTTAGGCTTTCGATGTCATACTCGGATGCCCATGGAAAGAACTCTGAAGACAAACGAAAGAACTTAATATTGTGTTCCTCGTTCCACTGTAAGATAGAGTAAAGGTCTTTACAATTTTGCAGTGCTAACTCTGAAGCGTAGTCAACTCCTTTCTGATCAAACGTGCGTCGAATCATAGAGCGGTTAGTGGTAATCCTCTCCGACTTCTTACGGTTGGACAGGGACATATTTAAACAAGCATATCCTAAGTTCATCATGCATATATATTATTATATGTTTTATAAAATGTCAAGTTATATTTCGTCGAAAAGGAATTGGTCAAATACTTTCATCTTTGATAGATATTCCTCTCCGTGAATACCATGAAGTGTAGCAGCAACGCTACTCAATAAAGAGTTGCCGTCTTGTGGCGTGAAACAGAATCCTGTTACAATTGTATTGCCATGATTTCGTGAGATATTTAAACTGTCCTGTGCGATTACTGTATGGTTGAATATCCTGCCATAATAACCGTGATCGCGACCAAAAGAGAACACCTTGTTAGTCAATGTCTTGTGAGTCAAAGCAATGTGTTTATTTTCTTTTAACAGATTTAAGATATCTTCCTCTAATGCGTATCCCTTCAAAGTAATGTTAAAACGAATCAAGTGCATATACTGACTATTTATTTTTATAGCACTTGAGAATAGATTAGGTTTAAAACCTAGCGTATCAAATAAATCGTGAGCATCTTTCGCATGGTGGGTTCCAAAAATATTATCTCCGTGCGCTCCAACTTCAGGTGATGCAATAAAACTTCCGTTCTGACTTATATCATTTGCTCGGCGGATACAAGTAAAGTCTCCACTCACAAAGTTTTTATCAACGTCACCGGCACTTAAAGTTTTCACCAACGAGCAGATGTTATGCGTATTGCAACTGACCACTTGAACATAAGAGGTACCATTCTTAACTAGTGCCGTATCATTGATTCCAAAAGCATAAGGTAATCCGAAACCTTTTTCACTCCCTTGAGCAATAAAAGTTTTTCTTTTGCCCTTTGTCGCGCAGTAGGTTTGATTGTTTAATGCCTCATAAATATTTTCTTTATTTGTATTCCCTGCGGGAGTGCAGTCTATTATTACATCTGCCAAGTCAAATGCCAATCCAGAAGTAGTCGCTGGATCGTGATCTAAACCTCTAAAAGCATCTTGTTTGTCTTGATCTACGACAAGATTTGCCCCACGTTTAACAAGACTGTTAACTTTCGCCTTCTCATCCAACAGTGGTGTACGCTTGTGAAAGAATACGCGAATACCTAATTCCTCTCTAAAGTCGGAAAGCAAACCTATAAGCGGTTCACCAATCGTTCCGGTTCCGACTACCAATACGTTTTTTAACATTATACCTCTCTTGTTGTTATGCGTAATATAGTTTGTATTTTATCAGATGTCAAGATATTTTTAAGAGAGAATAGGCTTTTACTTTAACTATATTTCTGTGATCTCCACACCATTCCACTATCGCGTAGCGGAGGAAGGCTTCTTGCTCAAACGTTACGTCGTCTGACCTCTCGTAAAACACCGAAACAACTAAACCTATTCTGTCGTCTGGTAAAGTTCGTAAGACTACTAAATCGCCTACATCTATCGGTTCGCCAATCAAGCAAAGCACCCTCCTCTATAATAGATAGTGGCGCAGTGTTGCGTTTAACCAAATATATCGAACTTCTTAAAATAGTTTCTTACACTCTCATTGGTTGGCTCGGGCACTTTTGCTACCCTGGCGAACGCTCTTCGGAAGATTGTTTTTAGTTCATCTTCGTCGTCAATATCGTTTACTATTTTCTCTGCTGCGTTAAACTGACCTTCGCTTGATCCATCATTAAGTCCTATTTCGTATTGCATATTATACTCATCGTCGCTATCTGGACCAGAAACATAGAGTGAAGAATTTGGATAGTGGTAATCACCACGAAGACCCGTTGCTTTTCTCAACTCTTCTCTTACAGCAATGTGGTAATCTCTGCTCGCGTCATTAAGACCACCGAATTTTTGTGGTCCACCCATAACAATCATTTTTGTTATTTGTCTTTGGACGTATGGTATTACTGCTTTTAAGTTTGGTAGAGGTTCAGACTTTTTGTTTTCAAACTCTTGACTGACGACTTCATAACCTACCACGTTATCGTCCTCATCATAAACCCTTGCGATCTCTGCTATCTCGCTTCCATCAAACTTAACTGGAATAAGAGTGCTTAACCCACCTGGGGTGGGGTTGCGGTCTAAAGTTACTGGAATCTTTTTTACTAAGTCTTCTAGGTTTACATATTGTCTTGTCTCAATCTCTATGTCGGTTGGATTGTTGCGGTCGTCCATTTCAGAATCCCACTCGTAGTAAGTGTTATCATTAAACATTTTAGCGAACTCTTGAATAGGACTGCCTTTGATAGCACCCTCAAACATTAGTGCCTCTCGTACTGCTTCCTCGTATTGTTCATGAGCATCGTCTTGTCGATCAAGATTAATTAATAATTCATCAAGACCATCTATTCCATAAGCAAGTGTTCCACCTTCTCTGTTTACAGACATCATGTCGAAAGGAACATCAATAAAGACCGTTCCACCATGTGTTTTATAATATACTCGTTCGTCTTTGTCTACCGGTAGGTAATCAGACATATACTCTACAATATTCTCTATTGCGTTTCTCGTGAAGTCGGTGAAAGCGGATTGGGTAAACTCATCTTCTGGTATTTTTACTACTATCACCGCTTCATTAATAGAAATATAAAATTGTCCATCTTCAGCATCAACGTCGCCCATAGTGACCCTCACGGCATGGGAACGTCTGTTAAACTCATCCACCATTTCTTCTGCTTGTTCAGTGACCGCGCCAACACCTGCTGTGAGCGTTAAACTATTTTCGGTTGTAGAATCTACTTGTATATACCCTGTAAAGTCTGATAAGTTTTCAAAGCGGTCATCATCTAAAAACTGTCTCAATAATGTCTCCGGTGAGTTATCTTGGTGATAAGTTCCACCGTGACGTATCCAGTTGTCCATATCAAATTTTCCGTCTGAAAGCATGTCCTCATCGTCTTTCATTTTCTTAATGGCATCTTCCTGTGATCCTTGCGCCCACTTAACAACGCTATTAACCATAGCATCGCCAAAACCTCTGTCGTCTCCATAAACTCTCTTTGCTGGGACGGCGATGGTCATATTAAACTTTGGTGAAGAATATTTTCTTATTCTCAATCTATTGATTGGTGTGATGTCACCTTCCACTCTGTTGTCGTCATAGAAGAATTCTTCTTCATCTTCCTCGTATTGATCTAAAAGTGCTTGGTAATCTCCTTTGTCTAATTCTTTTTCTTCTAATGCCTCATCCAAGTCTTCATTGCGAACAAGATAGGCGACTAGTCCGTGCCCGTGCGCTTCTGCTACAGCACACTTGTAGTAAGAAGCATCGCCTTCGCGAGAGGGTGGCGAGTGGCATGACTGTATGCGGTCAAAGTCAGACATTCTAAAAACATCAATCGGGTGTCTAGTAATAATAATGGTGTGTCCGGACTTTGTTGCGCCGCGCTTTTCCCAATCAGAAAGCACTTCTTTGAACTTGTACGCCATCAACTTAAGTTGAATTGGGTCTTCCTCAAATCTCTCGTCAAAGAACTGTCTATACTTTTTTGTATCGTCTTTTTCTAAAAAGTTAATACCTTTTCTTAGAAGTTTACCCACCTTCATTTGAATCTTGCGAAGGTTTCTCTGCATTTTTTCTATGCGCGCTGGAGTGAATCCAAGCTGGTTCAGCTTTGCTACATTTATTTTGCCTTCTGGGGTTACATAATCTTCTTGTTGATCCAAAGATATCTTTCTTGTGTTAGTGCGGTCGTCATTGGTCATAGCGTAACCAGTAGCAATACCAGTTTTCATATCAACTTCATAGCCTTTTTCGTTCATGAACTTTTCTACTGAACTTTTAATGCCCTTTTCGTCAAGAGGAATGGCGATTCTCATTTTGTCGCCAAAGATATTATTGAATGAAAGGTCTTTTGGATCTAGTCTGAGAAGTATATCATCGAGTTCCCCGATCTCTTCTTCCGTGGCTTCCTCAATAGGTTCTTTATTTTCTGTTAGAAAGTTGTTCCAACTCTTCATCCAATCTGTCATATTTTATATCTCCTGACTGTAGTATTAATTAGTATTTAATGATACTTAATGCGAGTTTTTAAGATCCAATCCCAGAAAGGTGACGTTACACCCCAGTTGGCGTTTTGGTTTTTGCCCATGTGGTGGTCGTAGTGCCACGGATAATTCTTTTTACCCCACTCGGGATCTACGTGTGACCTTCTGTGAACATAAAAGTATCGACAAGTAAAGAAGAGAAGACTGCAATAAAAGAAATAACTAACGAACAGAAGAGGTAGATGTATTAAAGCAAGTAACGTTAACGAACCTACCTCTTGTGTTACTGAGGGATGTGGCGGGAAGCCAAGGTAACTGCTGTCCACATAATCATTTTTTCTCACCATCCTGTGGTGGTGATGCCAATGTGAAGAGAAGGGACTTTTCTTTTTCTTTCCTAATCCGTGGAAAACATATTTATGTATTACCCATTCAAGCAAATTGGAATAGACAAATGCTAAACCAAACAGCAATGGGTAAATAAACATGATGACCTCCAGATTGTAAAAGAAAACAGGTGTTCTATTAATAACTATATAATAATAAAACGAAAAGGAGGTTTAGTCAAGATTTTTTTATTTTTATTCTGAATTTTCTTTCTTGTAGAGCAAGTTTCATTTGTTTTTCTCTTTCTTCTTGCGAAGCAAAGTACTCTGCGTCTTTGCTTGCTCTAAACTTTGCCTCTGCTTCTTTTTCCTCTTTTTCCTTTTCTTCTTCTGGGTTGTAGACAACTTCATCTCCTTCGAGTGATTTTATTATATCAAAACCAAAAGATTCTTTATCACCGATAGCACGATCAACCTTCTGTAGTTCTTCTAACACATTCTCAAAAGCACCAAGGTCATCAATATTACTTTGCGCATCGAATCTTGTGCTAAAATAAACTTTTTCTGGGTCGTCGTAAGACTGTTCTACTTCACCATAATAAACATCAAAACCAGCATAATCAAGAGCATTATATACCGCGTCGACAACATCTTGTTCATAACCGCCACCAAGTTCTTCTTCTACTCCTGGTCTATAAACATATCCTGTTCCCTCAAGGTAATCACTTATATCGATGGTGCCGCCCACGTTAAGAGTTATTGTCTCATATCCACTATATTGTGGATCTTCAAGTTCCGCATACATATTATTAAAATCAAATCTTTCTAATATCTCTTCATACTTTTCGAATGGTACTCCAGCGGGAGTTGCGGCAACACTTTGTGCTGCTGCGGTTTGTAAAGTTTGAATATACTCTTCAACTTCATCGTCTATTAACTCTACAGCATTTTCAATAGCAATCTCATCTTCGTCGATGTATTCTGTAACGCCAAGTATTTCTGCTGCTTTCATTATCTTATCACGATCATAAGGGTCGTCGTCCTCAAAGGATACGATTTCACCGCTAAGGTTTACTCCAAGGATTGTTTGACGTATCGCATCATTAAACGTCTGCGGAGTCATACTATCATCTGTTGCGTCAAAATAATCTTCAAAGTCTCCGTCGCTGTCTATCACAACAGCAATCTTTTTATAAGCAGGGTCTATATCTTTATTCTTTGCTAGCAAGAAAAAGAATGCTTTACCATCTTTGGTATATTGATCGAAGTAGTTTTGAGATTGTGTTGCGGAGATACACCATCTTGTTTCACGTCCAAAGTAACAAGAACCTTCCCTTGTAAGAGGACGAACAACTCTGTGAAAAGGAGTGTCTGCTACAAACTCGGTGCCCTTTATTGCCTCTTGCTTTTCTGCTGCCTCTCTTGCTTTTTCCGCTTCTCTATCTGCTTTCTTTTGTGCTGCTCTGTCTATGACACTTCGAAGTTCATTATATGCTTTTATTGCGTTTATGTCTTTAAACTTTGCGTCTTGATCACGAATAAAAGGCATTAGTTTATGATACCTTTGTATCAACTCGGCAACGTTGAAGACCACAGCAGGCGCTCGGTTATCGCCTCCATCTTCCATATATCCCAAATCATCTAATAAATCAATTGCAAGTCTGGCAGCACCCATAAGATACTTTTGATTTCCAGATGGGTCTGCGTCAATAAGCAGATCAATTAAATCTTTGTCCATACCCACAGGTTCTGCGCTTGTGTTGGCGAGAAATGGATACTTTTTTCTTGCGTCGTCAATACGACCTTCTATGATAAGTTGTTCTTCGGTGAGGGTTGAAAACCTTTTAAAGTTTTCGAGTAGCAGTTTCATTCGCATAAAGACTAATCTCCGTGATATAAATAGTCTTTACTTGTCGAAATGGGATATTAAATCGGTATACCCACCAATAAGTTTTTGCATTCCATTTTGACTTACAAAAATCATCGGGACCGTGTGGTAATCGTGAAAGTCTTTTAAATTCTGTAGTCTTTTAGGTTGTTCATCTAAAATATGAATAGTGTGACCTACCTTCTGTCGGAATAATTCATCTCTTGCCTGCACGCAAAAAGGGCAGTTTGTTTTCATATATACGGTATAATGCTTGTTATCCATTGAGTAGTTGCCTCCCTGATTTTAGTTTTGACTCTACAATTCCAGGTGAACCAACGACAACGAACTGTGAACCTGTTGTACCGTTGTCTACTGTTACTCTTGTATATTGTTGCCGAGGGTCCATCCCCTCAATAACTTTACCTTCATTGATTGCTGAACGAGTTGCGTGATCTTCTCGTAACATTACAACATGGCGAGGATTTACAAATACCTCTCTTAATTCATAACTTCTTGTGTTTTTAACAACCTCTATTAGTTGTATCATTTTTCCTCTCCATCTTCATTTTCTACAGATGGGGGTTGAACTTTGCCATCTTTAATATTTCTGTAACCTTGAAGAATGTTTAGTACTTCTGCAAGTCTTGTTTGATATTCATGGTAGCATTCTAGTTTATGCTCCAACGCTGCAATTATATACTCTACTTGTGATTCTTTAAAATCACCACTAAGCGAACTACCATGAAGATCTAATTTTTCACCTAGTTTTGCTGAAGATTTGTGGTAGAGTTCTGTCATTTCATCTAATACATCCTCTAGATCAACAGTATAACGAATGTTTACTTTCATATAAACTCCTTAAAGTAATAATATTATGTTTTTTGTGTTTTGTCAAGTATTAAATAAGACTTTTGTAGATTGTTGCGACAGAAAGTGTAACCACAGCAGTGACAACCATCCAAATTATTCTAGTGCTCGTTTCTTTCCAACTTTCTAACTCACGGAGGCGAGCGTATAGTCCAGAGTCGGGATTATAAACGGCTTCTTTGATTTTAGAAATATCATCAGCCATTTCTTCTTGCTTGTCTTTCACTGTATCAATAGATTGTAGCATACGATCAAACTTCCCGTTTATCTCTGCCCAAGCAACAGCATTTTTTGTGCTGGCCGACTCGTCACCCATTTCATAAGCCCTCCCGTGCTCACTTTATAAGTAGTATCAAACTTCAACAATCGCAAAGTTTGAAGTGATAAGGGTGCCTGCAACTGACACAGAATTCTGTAAAGCGCAACGTGCTACTCTTGCTGGATCTATAACACCTTGTTCTATAAGGTTAACCATTTTATGTCCACTAAAATCATAACCAAAGTTTTTTTCTTGTCTTTCAACATCATGAACTATAATATCTGGTGACTCACCAGCGTTGAGACACATTTGACGCAAAGGTTCTTTACATGCACCTTGAACTATTTTTACCCCCAATGCTTGTGTTTCGTTCTCTACTTTATCTTCTAAAAACTTTACCATTTTTGCAGAATTTTGTACTAAGAAAGAACCACCACCAGGTAAGACACCCTCTGCTTGAGCAGACTTAACTGCTTCTAGTGCGTCTTCAATTCTATGTGTTTTTTCAATCATTTCAATCTCTGTTGCGGCGCCAACACGAATAACTGATATACCAGAAGCAAGACGAGTAATTCTTTCTTGAATTTTTTCACACTCATGTAAACTTTCTGTGTCTTGAATGATTGCTTTTAATTTTTCTATCTGATCTTCTACTGACTCAAGAGTTCCTTTGCCTCCAAGAATAGTAGTCCAGTTTTTTCCAACTTCAAGTCGCTTTGACTTACCAAAATCTGTAAGTTTAACTTCTTTTAACTTCTTACCCATCTGACGAGAAACAAAAGTTGCTCCAACTGAAAGAGCAAGGTCTTTTAGAATATTTCTTCTTTCCTCACCATAACGAGGCGCTTTGATACCGCACACTCGCATGGTCCCACGCATGGCATTCATAATGAGAGCGGCGAGTGCTTGACCCTCGATGTCTTCCGCTACAACTACAAAGGGACGACCTTCTCGTGCTGCGATTTCAAGAGCGGGTAGGAGTGTTTCTACGGATTCAATCTTTTCATCTGTAACTAGAATGATGGGTTCATCGTAACTTACAACGCCACGCTTTTCATCGTTGATAAACGCACTTGCTAAATAACCGGAATCAAAGCGAAAACCTTCTACGAGATCTAAACTAGTATCCACTGATCTTGCTTCTTCAATGGTCACTGTGCCGTCTTTACCAGCCAAATCAACCGCTTTTGCGATAAGACGACCAATAACTCGATCACCATTTGCCGAAATAGTTGCGATAGATTCAACGTCATCAATAGACTTGATAGGCGTTGCTTGGTCCTTAATTTCATTTACAAGATAATCAACAGCAAGATCCATTCCTTTCTTAAGTTCCACTGGTGCTGCGCCTGAAGCGAGATATTTTTGTGCTTCACGATACATAGCATAAGTAAGAACGGTTGTGGTTGTGGTCCCATCACCTGCTTCTTGGTTTGTCTTTTCTGCTGCTTGCTTTACAATTTGAGCACCAGCATTTTCAAACGGATTCTGTAAGTCAATAAACTTGGCGACTGTTACACCGTCTTTTGTTGCGATAGGCATCTTATCTTTTTGATGTAAGATTACGGTGCGACCTTTTGGTCCAAGAGTGGAAGCAACGTTGGTTGCAATGGTTTCTATACCTCTCTCGACCTGGGTTCGTAGATTCTCTGAGTTACTAAATTTTTTCATAAAAACACCTCTGGGGTATATTATAACAGGTTATTTTATTTTGTCAAGTGATTTTTTTAAATAAATTTAAACTGTTGTCAAGCGAGCACTTATTCCTCTTCTGGTGGGTTTGGAAGATTTGGAAATATTTTTTCTAATGAATTTATAAAACCAGGATTGCTATCTTTTGCAAAATCCGCTCTTAATGCAACCGTGTAAGAATAATTGGGACCATGATATTTTATCCTAAATAGAGCATATGCTCTTTTCATGGCACTAGAAAGTTGTGGCAGATCTGTATCTTTATCTTTATCTTTTACTAATGAATAAATGTCATTCCCAAGTACAGCGTATGTATCACCTTTTTCTCTGTAATATTCTTGTATTAAATTTTTACTTATTTCAAATTCCCTGACATCCCCACTTAAACTTTTTTTGACTCTGGGTTCTCCAAGGGTATTCCAAAAATCTTCTGCCCCTTTGCTATTAATCATTGGACCGGTTGGGAACGGTTTATTTGTTGCTGGTTTTATTTCAGTGTTTAAGGAAACTTTTATTTCATCAAACACTTTTTTCATCGTCTCGGTTTCTTTTCCTCTTTTTTTCGGGGATTTTACCCACTGACCTTTTTTACCTTTTTTACCTTTTTCGTATTTTATTGTAAACTGACCAAGATCTATTCTGCTGCCTTTGCTTGTTTTTGTTTCAAATGACATAAGTGTTTTACCTGTGATTGTATCCTTAACAACAACATCACTCTCTCCAGTAGACCCGCCTTCAGCAGTTGCAGTTGCATCAACTATAACATCAGCAATAAAATCATCTTCTAACATTCTTTTTGCCAGAAAAGCATTGATTTGATTTGCAACTGTTTTTTCATTTCTGTCGCCTTTGGAAGCAAGTGTGCTACTGCCGCCGTGCCTCATGACTAATTTTATAAACTGCTTTTTTCCGCCTTTTGTAAGAAAATAATAGTTTGTAAGACCATCTCGTGACAGTCCCGCACGATAAGGTTCTGTCTGGGATACAACACCTGCTTTCATAAGATCTCTTATTATTTTGTCTCTATCTTGAAGTGGTCCGAAATTATCTAAAACAATAGTTCTTTTCCCACCTTTATAAGTGGCACCTTTTGGAAGTGAAGAAAATTGTGCTATATTCCCCAAAAGAATACTTGCAACTTGTTTTTTGCTCAAAGACGAAGCAAGTTCGAAAGGATCTGTATCTTGTTCTTCTTGTTCTCTCATAACCTCATCAAATATCTCATACAACATTTGTTTTGTCAAGGTTTTTGGTTTGGGAGCAAAATAGTTTTCTACGAGGGTTTTAAGATCGGACATATTATAAATAGTTCCCTATACGATGATATCGGCAATTCCGTATTTTACTGCCTCTTCTGCGGTAAGGTAAAGGTCTAGATTTTTACTAAGCATTCTTTTTAACTGTTTTTCGGTCAAGTTTGTTTCCTCAACCATTGCCTGAATAAGTTGTTTTTGAATCCATCGGGTTTCTTCCATTTCATTCTCTAACGAATGAATAGTTCCAACGTGACCTCCACGAACAGAATGCATCATTACTCGGCAGTGTTTACCAATCTTACGTTGACCTTTTGTTCCTGCTGCAAGTAGAAGAACACCTGCGGACATAACCTTACCTAAACCAAAAGTTTCGATAGCACACTCTTCACGTACAGTTCGCATAAGATCATAAATACCGAACATTCCAAGGGCATCACCACCCCAGGTAGAAACATAAAATGTGATTGGTTTTGGTTCTGGTTTTGGCGGGTCTTTATCATCTTCGGTCGTCGGCATACCTAGTGGAAAGTCTGTATTTACATTTGCTGTGTGTTTTAAGTAAAGAAGACCAGAGCAAATATCCTCGACTTTTTCTTCATCTAAGTCCCCAAAAAGACCAATGGTTCTTAGAGGTTCTGGTGTATTAGATGCTGCAGCTAGTTGCAAATCGGCAAGACTTATCACTTCTTTGCCATTTTCCATCTCTTCTTTATTGTTTTTAGTCTTCAACATCTAGATTGCCCTCCTTTTTGACAATGTAATCACCGTCTAGAACACCCATATAATGGTTTTCTAAAGTGCTCATAACTGTTTCCCATCCATCTATTTTAAGGGCAGAACGGTAATGAGGGGGAATAGACTCATTAAGACCTTTAACTGCTTCTTTTTTCCATTCCAATAAATCCGCTTCGTCAGTGTTTTTTAATATTTTAATTTCCTCTTTATCATACTCGTTCGCCTCTAAATAAATATATTTAGCAGCAGTAACTGTTACCCATTGCTGGTAGGCATATCCAATAAGTTTAAAAGAAAGCACCTTGATATCATTTAAAAATCTTACTTTCTTATAAAAAGAGATAGATTTGTCCATCATTAGATAGACAAATCCACCCAAGAAAAACCAAAAGAGTTCTTGCATTAAAAACCTCGATTAAATACTTGCTATATTTTTTTACTTGGACTTTTTTAGTCCATTGAGACGACGAGCGACACGACGGGCAACTTCGTTAACCATATCATCCATCATTGGTTCCTCTTCCGTCTCTTCTTCGGCGTCCATTTCCATGTCGTCCATAGGTTCGTCCATAGGTTCATCCATATCACCCATGTCAGGTGCTGGCATTTCCTCTGGTGCGTCCATTTCCATAGCGGCACGAACTTTGTCTGCTACTTTAAGGAAGACTTCAGCTTCTTCGTCAGTGAGAGTGAGTTCGCCCATATCACCGGCGTCCATATCCATTTCTTCTTCTTCGTCTTCGACATCTAACATCTCCATATCGTCGGCCATTGCGCCGCCGTGCATCTCTTCTTCAATATCGACGTCTTCTTCCATTTTCTTCTCGTCGTCTTTCATGTCATCGTCGGCCATCTTGCCGCCGTGCATCATTTCATCAAGATCATCATCTTTACGTTTTCCTTCTTCAAGGTCATCGTCTTTGCGCTTTCCTTCTTCAAGGTCATCTTCTTTTTTACGACGCTTTTCATCTAGTTCTTCTTTATCATCTTTCATTTTGCCATACATTTCATTAACGAAACCAGTTCCAAGTGCTCCCATGTTTGCAAGTTTCATGAAGCGACGGATGGTTCCCTCTTCAAGTAAAGTCTTTTTGTCAGACATATTTAATCTCCTTTTTAGATGCTCGGCATCTTTTGGTTTGGTTTATGTGTTATAAATAGTATGTTATAACTCAAAATTTTTCTTTTTTAATTTCTTAAATGCTTCTTTTTCTATTTGAGAAACACGGACATATGATATACCTAGTCTTTCGCCAACTTCTTTAAGACCTAATCTACCGTGTTTTTTTACAGAAATTAAGGTACAATTTAAATCTTTACCATATTTTATCCAGAGCTTGCAGTCCTCTTTATTACATACGCTGTCGCTCTCCATGCTATCTGCGGCACATTTTCTCATGTTATTCCTCACTTTCAATTAGGTCAAAAATATTTTCTATTTCATCTGGGTCTAAACCAAATTTATTTTTTATTTCTTTTTCTTTTTCAAGTAATTGGCGGTTTTTCTTTAATTTATGTTTTCTCGCCATCATACTACTTTCTTTGATTTTTTCAATAAAAGGTTGAAGAAGCGCGTCATCTAAAAGATAGCCTTTGATATATTCATTAAAAAACCAAAACTTTGTTATATCATCAAACTTCAACTTTATTCTCAAGTTGGTATCCAATGTTTCCAAGCTATCAATAGTAATAGTCTTTGCTTCTTCAGGTTTTGCTTTTCTTTTTTTCATTTAGACAAGATGTGAGTTTTGCTTTCAGACAAACCGGCAGTTGTCTGCCTTGTCCATTGGGCTGTCGTTTGTAATCTTTTGATAGTTCTACATCCCGAATAAGATAAGCCAGACAACACACCGCCACGGAGATCCTCTAGGATATCCACGACTGAACCTTTGTAATCAATGAAAGTGCTTACACCCTCGTTAGAACTATACCGACCTCGCCAATCCATTTGAGCATCTTTAGAGGCCATTCCACGGTAACGCTTTTTCATTCCACTTGGTAGCTGTACAACTTCTCCTGGTGTTTCGTCTGTCCCTGCGAGGAGTGAACCTAGCATAACAAAGTCAGCGCCAGCGGCTATAGCTTTTACAATATCGCCAGCAGTTCTAATACCACCATCTGCGATAATAGCAACATCATGCTCAGTTTGAGCACAATCAAAAATAGTTTGCAGTCCAGGCAAGCCATGTCCTGTTTGTATCCTTGTAGAACAAATAGATCCGCCGCCGATGTTACAGCGCACAGAATTGGCGCCCCACTGAGCTAAATCATTTATTCCTTCTAGTGTCGCAACATTTCCAGCCATAATGTGAACTGAATCACCAAATGATTTCTTAAGAACACCAAGGACATCTTTCATCAAAATGTGGTGCCCATGGGCGACATCAACACAAAGAACACTCACACCATTCTCTACAAGTGTCTGTGCTCTTTCAAAATAATCGCCACTAATTCCAATGGCTGCTCCAACTTTTGTAGCCCCAGCACTTATGACTTCTGCAACTAAACCAGCCTGCTCCTCTATTGAATTGTAGCGATGAATAATACCCAGACCACCGAGAGAGTCCATAGTATAGGCCATTTCTGATTCTGTTACTGTATCCATAGGGGATGAGATAATCGGAAGATCTAAAATCAAGCTTGCATCAAGAGCAGAAATTAAATTAACTTCTTTTCTGCTTTTAATGTCTGAATACTGTGGTGTTAAAAGTACGTCATCATAAGTTAGTGCTTCTTTCATTTATTCTCCTCATCATTTGCCATGCCCAATAAAGCATAGCCACAAATGTCTTTCCATGGACTTTCACCGAAGGCATCTTTTCTTGTTGCCAGTCTAAATAATTTATCGATAACTCTTGTAATGGCAAGGGCGTCATCATATGAACTTGGTGAAATACCATCTGGGTAGAGTATCTGTAGGATGTCTGAGGCTTTTCCAAAAGAATCACCATACGCTTTATTTTTTTCTGCTGTAAGTTTTCCTATCTCAGACGCTAATAATTCGTATTTGTTCATCCTAGCTCCGACCAAGAACCTTCTATAAGATCAATGTCCATATCTTCTAAGCTATTGGTAAAATTATCCCATTCATCGGGATATGCTTTCTCCACATAAGAGTCGAAAAGTAAGTAAGTTACGTTCCAATCGAAACCTTGTAGTCCGCGGACATAATCACGATCAAAATACTTTG